TTACGCCTCGAAGGCGCGCATCCGCACCACGCCGGTCTCATCGACCAGCACCGCGCCCTGGCTCATCATGTTGTTGACGAAATAGGCCGCGCGATCACCGTGCCAGGTGATGTCGGTAGCGACCTCCTGCGCCACGCCATGGCCGATGGCGGTCTTGTGGTAGAAGTAGCAGAAGCGCAGGTTGCCGCTCTTGGTCAGGCCGGAATGCGGCATCCAGGTTGCGCCCAGCCAGCGCTTGGCCTGCGTGCCCTTCCAGGGCAGTTCGTCATCGCCGACATACTGCGTATTGGCGAATTCGGGAATCTGCAGCAGGTCGCTCCACTGCTTCCAGCCGACGATGGCGAAGCGGTTGCCGTCATCCGGCACATCGGCGGCGCCCAGCATCTCGAAGGCCAGCAGCACCTTGGCCTTGGTCAGCCCGTCGGTATCCGTGGTGCCGGCGGCGGTGCCGATAGCCTCGCGGGTGCCGGCATCCATGGCGGAGATGATCAGCTCATCCGTCTTGCGGCCCAGCGCATAGGCGCCAGCATTGGCCACCACGGCGCGCTCATCGATATTGGTCTTCAGCTCGTCCAGGCGGTCGATCCACTCGCCGGCATAGTAGTCCTGCAGGAAGCATTCCACATGGGAATGCGACAGGTTCATCACTGGCACCGCGCCGTTGCGCGCCTTCGCCGCCGCCGTGCCACGGCCGACGATGGGAAACACGGTGGAGGCGCCACGCACGCCGTTCTTGCTGCGCACCGTGGGGCGCAGCTTGCTGCCCTGGCGCTGATAGGCCTCATGCACCTCGGACTCGAACTGCTTCGCGAAAACCTGGTCGATCGTGGCGGACATCGGATGTTCCTTGAAGGAGACTTCTGGGGGTGATGCCCGCACCGCCCGGTTGGTCCCTGTATCGGGGCCGGCGATGCGCGCGCGCCATCGCGCCCGCGATGGCGGGTTGGGCGAGGCGGATTTCGGGAAGGCGGGCCGCCGGAGTGCGATGCACCGCGCCAGCGGCCCGCCGCAGCAGGGCGAGCGAGGCTGCGAACCCTGCCGCTATCGGCTCAGCCGTTGCCGAACAGCCGCTTGAAGCCTTCGGTCACGCGCTTGACGTATTCCGGCTCCCGGGTGCGCCAGTAGCGCGGGTCGCGCATCATCTTGCGCAGCGCCTGCTCGTCCACGCTGCCGGCGGGCTCGGCCTCGCGCGCCAAGCTGGGTTCGGCCTTGGCCATCATGCCATGCAGCGCCAGCACGCCCTCGGCGGTGGTGGAGAGCGCCTCGAAGACACCCGGCGGCAGATTGGCGCGGCCCCAGGCGGCGATCTGCGGCGCCAGGCGCTTGAACTGCGTCTCGCCGCCCAGCGCCTCGGCCAGCTTGCCGCGCTGCTTCTCGGCCTCGTAATCGGCGGCGGCCTCGGCGATCAGCGGCAGCAGACGCTCGGCGGCCAGGTCATAGACCAGTTGCACCTGGGCGCAGGTGAAGCCCGCCTCGTGCAGCCGCTTGTTGACCTCCGCATCCGGGCCGCAGAGGTCGTGCTTTGCTTCGACGCTGTATTCCTCATGCGAATCCGGCACGCCGATGGCGCGGCGGAAGCGCTGCTTCTCCTCCTCCGGCGCATCCGGCGCGGGCGGGGCGAAGCGCTGGGACATGCGCTTCTCCAACTCCTTGTAGGATTTCAGCAGCGCACCGACGCGCAGCGCGCCAGCCTTGTCCCGGAACTTCTCCGGCACATCCTCAGGCGCGTCCGGCGCCGCGGCTTCGAGCAGGTTCTCGGACATGCGGGCAGTCACTCCTCGATGGGGGCGATGGGGGTCAGGATCCCGGCCGGCGCGGCCAGCGCGCGGGCCAGGTGTCGGGTGGCGGCGACGAGGTCGATCTGCTTCACCGCCTCGGCGCCGAGCGAGGAAGCCGCCTGCAGGAACAGCAGCGTATTCGCCGCGTCCGCACGTCCCTGCACGCGGGCCAGCGGCGACTGGTAGGTCAGCCGCGCCTCGCGTCCATCCAGCAGCATCGGCGGAACCTCGCCGCGCCGGCGCAGGATTGACAGGCACCGCGCCACCAGCGGCGAGAGCAGTTCCGATTGCAGCCGGCCATAGGTGGCGCCCAGCAGCCGCGCGGTCTGGGCGGAGCGTTCCAGCACCTCGGTCGCCGTCATGCGGGCGTCCTGCGGCGCGGAAAGCCGGTCGGCCAGCAGCGCCGCGCGGATGCGGCGGCGCTGGTCCTCCAGCACCAGTTGCGAGACATCGAAATTCCCCGGCGCCGCCAGCGGCGTCAGGCCGGAGGAACCCGGCGCCTTGGGGATGATGGCGCCCGGCACCAGCCGCACCGTGGCCGGGTTCAGCACGCCGTCATCCTCCGCCTGCCAGATGCCGGTGGCGGCGATGGAGGCATTCTTCAGCACCAGCTCCACCACCTTGTTGGCGGTGCGGATATCCGGCAGCGTCTTCATCACCGGGCCACGGCCATAGGTCTCGCCCGGTGCCTTCAGCCAGCGGAAGGCAATGAAGGGGCTTTCGGCGAAGCGCCCGGTGGCCAGCGGCACGGCACGGCCGTCATGGTCCAGCACGGCCAGGTAGCCGCAGCCCCCATGCCCATCCGGCCAGACCGCCTCCACCACCCGGAAGCGCGCGGGCGTATCGCCCTCCTCCTCCGGCTCCAGCCCGGCGGGCAGGATGGCGGCGGGGTAGCGGCGGGCGATGGCGCCGGCCTCCAGCATGGTGGCGCGATAGATCGTATCCAGCCGCCCGCTGGCACCTTCCTCCAGCACCGCCTGGGTCAGCGGCACGGCGGTGAAGCGCAGCGCGCTGCTTTCGCCCGGCGGCGCTTCCTCCACCAGCAGCACGCCGGTGCCGGCCACCACCAGGTCAAGAAAGGCCTGGTGCATTTCCAGTGCGAAGTTGGAGCGGTCCAGATGCCCCTGCAGCACATCCGCCGCCTCTTCCAGCGCGGCGGCGGCGGCGGCGGCATCCGGCCCTTCCTCCAGCGCCCGGCTCGGCGCCAAGCCGAACCATCGGGACCAGGGCGGCGTCAGCTCGGCCAGCAGACTAGCGGAAAGCTGCTCGGCGGCATCGGCGGCGGTGGCGTCATAAAGCATTGGGCCGCCGCTGCCCGGCGTCGTGGCCAGCACATGATCGTAGCACTCGCGCCAGACGGCCTCCCAGGGGCGGCGGCGTTCCAGCGCGGCGGCATGGCGGGCTAGCACCGCGTCCGGCGTCATCTCGTTGCGCGGCATTGGTTATTCCCCCAGCAGGGTCTTGCGGGCGCTGGCGGTGGGGCGCGGGGCCTCCCCCAGCACGCCGCGGTCGGAGGTGGCGATGGTGCCGGCCAAGCCGCGCCGCGCGCGCTCCTGGTTCTCCACGCGCGCCGCCTGGGCGGTGGCCGCCACCTCGGCCGCGTTCACGGCGGGGGCAACGGCGGCGGGCTGGGATGCGGTCACCACCACCGGCTTCGGGGCTTTCATCAGGCCACCCATGCGCGTGCGGACTCCTTGTGGCTGCGGCAGGAACCCGGCCCCAAAAAGAAACGGGCCCGTGCCGAGGGATCGGCGCGGGCCCGTTCAAGTTCGGGGGGATCGGGAGGAAGGTCAGCGGGCGCAGCTCGCCCGTTGACGAGAGTGGTTCTACAGGATTAAATTCCTTTCGTCAAGAATTTTCTCCGCATCCTGGAGCGCTTCCTCCAAGGCCCGGAACAGCCCGCGCGGCGTCACCGCGAAAGGTGCCCCCTTCCCCAGCAGCGCGCGGCACACGGCCACGCAGGAATAGGGGGACAGCGCCGGCAGCCAGCCGCAATGTGGCGCGCCGGGCGTGAAAGGCCCCAGCACCACCAGTCCGGCGCGGCGATAGAAGCCCGGTAGGTCGAAGCCCGGCACCAGCACCGGCCGCGCCACCAGCAACCGGCCGGAAAGCGGCTCCACCACCGTCCAGCCCTGGGCATCCTCCACCGCCGCGAAGCAATGACGGAAGCCCGGCTGCAACAACCGCAGCCACAGCCGGTCCGCCCGCCCGCCGAATCCGATCCAGACCCGCTGCGCCCCTTCCGCCAGGGCATGGCGGTGGGAAACCCGAATCGGCATCGCCGCACTCCCTTCCGGGGATGCGGCGTGTTCTTCCACAGGCACCCTGGCCAGGGGGGCGGGTGCCACCCGCGCCCGCCGCCGCGCCGGTGCCGGCTTCCGGGCCAGCACCCTTCGTCTCAAGCGCCGCCCTCCACCGGGCAGCGGGCCGCCAGCTCCACCACCTCCGCCATGCCGCTCGTCCGCGCGCCGCCCGCCACGATGCCCTTCATGCGCAGCGGCCAGTCCAGGCGCTGCATCGCCTCGTTCCAGATCCGCCAGTCGTTCTTCTCGCCCAGGTGGCGCGGGTCGGGCGCCATGCCCCGCTCGCCCCAGATCCGCATGATGCGGGCATGCACCAGATCGATTCGGCGCTGCCGGTAGAGGCGGTCCAGGCACTTGATCACGTCATCCGGCTCGCAGGGGCGCTGCTTGCTGCCGGCGCCGGCCACGATGCGCGCGCCATCACGGCGGGCGACCAGCGCGGTCATGGTCCAGATCCAGGCTTCCTCAGCGGAGAGGAAAGGTTCGACCTTGGCCATTGAGGAGAGAACCGGGGCGGAGTTGGTGCGAAGGGCGGCGGGCAT